TGGTTGCAATTCTTGTAACAATACCCCTACTAATTCAAATACTTTCTCAATGATTGGTTCTAGTAATGGCAATATTTGTTGAATAAACTTAACCGTGTTTCCTATTAAATCTTGTATTATAGGCAAAATCAATTTCGCAATTTCGCTTACAATAGGCATTAAGAAGGATGCCAACTCCGTGATTATTTCTTTTATGTCTTTTAGTATTTGACCTAGATTTTGTAATGTACTATCGGTTTCATCGGCAAGGTTTACCTCTTGGAACATACTTTGATAGTCTACTTCGTCCTTGTTTGCAATATTTAATTGGTCAAAACCTTGTGTGGCTGTTTTTGCTTTTTTGGTTTCTTCCGCATACTCCTTCATACTTTTTATGGCTTTTGTGTATGTGGTCTTGCCGTTCATTATAGCACCCAGTCTACTTACGGTATTTCCAAACTCCATAAATGCATCGCTTAATCTTTCTATTGCTGGTGCTAATGCCTCAATAAATGGAGCAAGTGCTACACCTATTCCGTTTCTAATAGATAGCATTGCAGTTGCGATTTTATCCATTGCTTGTGCAAACGTTCCATCGGTTTCTTTGCTAAATTGATATAAATTATTTATACCTTCCTTAAACGCCGAAACTAACTCTTTCAAGATAGAACGAACCGCACGATAAAATGCAATTCTACCAAACGACTTTACAAACTTTGCTATTGCACTTGAAGATTTGTTTGCCTTTTCGCCTGTATCTTTTACTGTTTCCTTGCTTTTTTCTAATTCTTTCTCTAACTTTTCAATCTTCTTTCTCGTGCTATCTATTTGCAAGCCAATTCTTGCCATACCGTCAGTATTTCCAACAGCCTCAAACTCTTGAAACTTTTTTATTAAACCTGTCAACTTCATACGCAAAAAGTCTAGTTGCGTTGACGTATCAAGAACGCTAGTGTTAGAAAACAATTTTGGATGCCCAACGGTTTGTGCATCTCGTATCCTCTCTATTTCAAGAGCACGCTTTTCGTTTGCTTTTGTAAGATTTTCAATAGTTATAAGAGTATTTTGGAGTTGTAAATTATATCTATTTACACCCTCCGTATCTCCAAAAATCTCCGCTAGAAAACTTTTTCCTCTTAAAATATTTGCTTTCTTTTTAAGTAATTCAATTTTTTCCGCAACCAAGTTGAACATTCTTTGTATCCTTTCTAACTCGGTTGATGCTTGTGGTGATATAAGCCCTTCGCTTGTACCACTCCTTAAATCCTTAATTTTTTGCAATAGTTCAGTTATTCGGCTGTTTGTTTCATTTATTTGATTATCTACTTGTTCTAGTTCTTTATCTTCCTCGCCCGTTAATTGTTGTTTTTCTTTTTGTGGGTTCAGTGTTTTATCGTTTTGTGCTTGTAATCTTTGCTGTAATTTTTGCTCTTGTTGTTCAAGCATACGGTCAACGTTACCGCCTGAAACACCCCTTGTAATATCTATATTTCCAATGCCTTTAATTTGGGCTAAAATGTCCCTTAATTGCTCAAACTTTTCAAGTTTAGGAAACGCCTTAATAGCATTTCCTAACGCTGTAATTTGATTTGTAACTCTTGTAAGCCCTAGACCGCCTGTTGTTGTTTCTTTCAACCTTTTTAATGCTCGTTCAAGGGTATCCAAACCCCTAACCGCATTGGTTGAACTTGTTGTTATTTGTAATTCTAGGTTAGCAATATTTACTCTATTATCTGGCATTGTTATTTTTCCCTTTTGCTATGTCCCAAGCCTTCTTCCAATTTGTCAATGAGTTAATAACTTTTTCCCTTTGTTTTATTGCCTCTTGTTCGGTGTCCTCAACTTGCTTTGGGAATATCTCTATCGGTTGTTCTAAATACTTTGCAGGAGTTGAACCCTTGTTTCTAAAAGCATTTGCCATAACCGTACCAACCGCATTGTAAATGTACAAGCCTTGTAACCATAATTCTTGATTTTTTCGCTCTATATTCAATTTATGAGCATTAACATAATCCCTTGCCAAGTATGGTTCGCCATACCAATATTGTTCGTATGTCATACCAATACTTAAATAGTAAGGGAATAATCTTTCAAATACTTCCGTATATGTTTCTACTCTTGGTGGCTCGCTCGCTAGAACTCTACCACCACTTTGGAGTTTTTTGGTTGTTCGTCTCCAAGCAAAACTGAATATGGAACTGTATATAACTCTACAAGACGTATTATAAGCCCCTGTGGTATGCCTCCAAGTGCGTCAAGCAACTTGTCGGTCTTTTCCCTTGCTACCATCTTATGATGCATCCTGAAAGCGTAGAACCACAAATCAGGTATCATAAGCATTGGCTTTTTCTCTATTTCCTTAATATCAAAGTTCTTGCTCTCAGCAAATCTAACGCTTTCCCTATCAAACTCTAATGTATAGGTCATTCCTGTATCGTTATCCGTTACTAATATTGGTTTAACTTTTTCTTTCTTCTCTGCCATTTTTATATCCTCTCTTTCTATTAGTATAAGGGCTTTGATGTTATCGCCACCCTTATTAAATGTTTATTATGCTGATGGTTCGTCCCAACCGTGTACTTGGTTTGGAGTAATGTAAACATCACCACCAAATACTTCGTCAACGTTTGCACTTGCAAGTCCTAATTCGCTAGGAATACCTGCGAAATAGAATGAACCAAAGTTTGGTACTGCAATTTCAAACCAAGTTGCTTTGTTGCTTGCCATTGCTGTTGAGTATGCTGAAACCATTGTTTCCCAAGCAGTTTTGAAAGCGGTTGTAAAGTTTGCTCCAAACGCTAATGAACCGCCAACATCCTTTAAGCCTTCAATATATCTTTTCCAAACTGTATCGCTTAAATCAGTTACTTCAAGGTTGGATGGTGCTGGGTTAAAATCAGGTATAGTCTTAATGTTTGGGATTGTTGTATATCCTGTTGTTGGTCTTGTACCTGATGTGGTTTCAGGTGCGTATTTTAACAAAATCCCTGCTGTGCTAATTTCATTTGCCATAGTCTTTATCTCCTATAAAGTTATTTTCTATAAATAGTATATACTATATCATTTCCATTTTCAACACCTTTTGACGCAATACCCTCATATCTTGCTACAATTCTAAAAATTGTTCTATCAATATTAGGCATTGGTTCAGCCATAATGCGTGTGAAATTATAATTAGACATAGTATTGTCTATAATATCTCTTATTTGCTTTGCTTGTGTCTTTTTGCCACTCTCTAAATTAGAATAAATGTTAAACTGATATGTAATTCTTGCGTGGTTTTCTAATGCCGAACTATCGCTAGATGGCTTGTAAACAATATTAGACATTTCTTCTATTGTTACACACGGAAAACTAGAAGGCACGTCAACCGCCTCACTATATACAACTGCACTTGAAAATTGTGCTTGTATCGCTGTCGCTATATCATTGAATATCTTGTTTTCAATATCTATCATAATAACGCCTCAAAGTGGTCTTTTGCCCATTGTGGAGCAACCGCAATTATACTTTGCATTGCTTTATACATAAATTGATTAGATGCTATACCGTATGTAAATCCATAGCCTTGACCGTCTATTTCAAATAGTATATATCTTTCGTCATCGGTAGGATAATACCATCCGTTTTCGGTACTTGGCTTTGGTGGAGATATTGGGTAAGTTCCATTAGTTGTACCTTGTGGCAATTCTATTGGATAACTTCCGCCTGCCCCATTGTGCCTTACACCTGTACCAAATTCTAACCAAACAGCGTGTTCGCCCGCAATTATAACCCCAACCACATCGTCCTTGTACATACCAATAGACGAGTGTATAGAGTTTAGCGTTGCTCCTGTATCTATGTTTACTACGTGTGCTTTTGCGACTTCTACCCCTTTATCTAAAAGCATTTGAATAAGTGAATTGATAGCGTTTTGTATTCTAGTTCTTTCTTGTCTAACCCACTCTAACGCCTTATCAATGCTTTGCGGGGATAAATCTATTACAATATTATGAGCCACTTACGTCCACCTTCCTTATTGCATAAGTTGTAGAATTAAGACTTGATGCTTTTTTTACAACTACATAATTGTATGGAAGAACATTATTGTCGTTATCTAATGCGGGGATACCTACCCATAATCTAGTATGCTCGTCAATAGGACAATCTATTTCCGTTACAATTACATTGTCATATACAATATTTGCACCAAATAACTCTAAATCATTTGAACCTTTATTTGCTGAAATGTTTACTTTGGCACTAACGGGCGTACTATAATTTATAGTAAACTCACCCGTCCTGTTTCCATTACTATCTATTATCTCGGTTTTGCCTTGATACAATGAATAGAATATTTTTTGCTTGTTGCGTTGTAAACATCTCATAATACTTTTGCATAAGGTAAGACTTCGTGTCTTATATATTGTATCATATCGCTGTATCTAAACGTCCTGTTTATACCGTTTTCATTATGGACTTTTTCATTCTCCGCTCCAATTAAGTTATAACCTGTTACAACTGCTTGTATTTGTGTCATTTCATATTCTTTTGGAACTTCGGTTTTTGTTGTATCATTTCCATAATGCCACGCAATAATCTCCTTTGCGGAGGCGGAAAGGTACACCTCTAACTTTGCATCTTCGGTGCTATCCGTTAAGTTTAAGAATGTTTTTAACATCGCTAACTTCTCTTGATTTGTCATAGAAAGTGTACCCTCCGTTTATACTAATTTATTAAGAGTTTGCTGTGGATGCTTTGTGTAAGTAAATACCCTTAACTTTGTTATCTTCAACGAAACAATCGTGGTAAATACGATAATCAAACTTCCAAGCGTCTGCATCTTGGTTGACATCAGGAGCAAAAATACGTGGTTTAACGTGTTTTGCAACTTGTAATACTGCTGATGGATGGATAATCATAAAGTTGATAGCGTATGATGTGCTTGCTGGTACGATATATCCGCCTGCCTCTTGTCCGCTTGTTGAACCATCGTAAAGTGTAACTGCTGTATTAAATCTTGCCTTTGGTACACGTATTACTCTCATATTGTCGTAAACTTCAATGTTTCTTTGTACGCCATTTTCGTTTGCAAGAACTCTTGTAATCTTTGCCTTTAATCCTGCGTATGCTGTTTCGCTAATGAATAAAATACGTCCTTCGCTTGGTACTTCGTCATCGCCAAGTTTTTGTTCGGCTGTATCAATAAGTGAAACAACGTCAGTTGTACCGATTGTAATGTCGGCTGGTGTTGCTGATGAAATACCTGATGCACTTGCATATTTTGCAAATCTATAAGCGTCAATTTCAGGAATGACTTTTGTACGTAAAAACTCTCCTGCTAATGTGCCGAAAGCCATATTGATTGTTTCTTCGTCATCCATTGCGTCAACGCTGAATGTTCTTGCTCTATCTTTTTCAAGTGTATGTGTTTCCCAAGTTGCTGTTACATCACCTTTAACAAATCCATTGTTTCTTGAATAGTCGCCAAGACCTTGTAAAGATGTCTTGAAAAGTTTAACAGTATTTGCATTGATGAATTGTACTCTATTGTTAGATGCGTCTAAAATAGATGTAATACTTTCTCTTTTGTAAATCTCGTCAAGTATTGGTAAATACTTTTGTGCTAATGCTATTGAGTTTGGCATAATTGTTTTCCCCTTTTTTTTTATTTTTTTTGGTTTTAGATTAGTCCTGCACCTGCTCTAAAATCTTCCGTTGCCTTATCGGGTAAGTCCTGTGGACTTAATGGTTGTCCGCTTGGCAATGATGGTTGACTTTTAATTGCTTGTGCGGTAATTTCTTTTGCTTTGTTTTCCAAGAATTGTTTTTGTGCATCAAAGAAAGATGTGCCTATACCTTCGGGTAATGTTTCAGCCATAACCTTTGCTGTTTCAATGTCATAACCCACGCCAACTAATTGTGCTTGATAGTTACTAATTCTTTCTCTTGTTTGATAGTCTTTGAGTTGTGCCTCCATTTGGGCTTGTCTCTCGGCTATCTCGCTTGCTTGTCTTTCTTGGTCGCTTTGAGTATCACGGTATTTTTTCTTCCACTCGCTTGCATCCTTACTTGCATTGTCGGTTGCTTGTTTTTGCTTTGCCAACATATCTTTAAGTTGTGCAATCTCGTTCTCTAAATCTTGTGTACTCTTTGTTGCTACTACTTCTTCTTTTTTGACTTCTTCGTCCATTTTTTCTCCTGCGATTTAAGGTTTCTCTACCTATAACTTGTGCGATTTACGACTTCTCTGTCTATTTTTGCGTTTTTAATGGTTCTCTCCATATCTATATCATACTTTAATATAGTCCAATATGCAACGACAATTTACATTATTTTCCGCTCTTGCAAATCCGCTAGGCATTAGTGCCTTATCGCCATCAAACGTATAAAAGTATGCGTCTAGCGGTATTGTTTGCCCGTCAAGGTAATAATGTGTTTCCCTTGTCTTTTCGTCTAGGATTGCAACCCACTTCTTGTAAATATCGTTGTTGTTTTTTTTTGCGTAATCAAACGCACCCTGATTATATACTCTATGGTACTCACTTGTTACTAACCTGTTAAATCCCGTAGCGTCTTTATTTGAAAGGTACTCTTTGGCTTTATCTTTTATGCTCTTTCCGTCATATTCTTTTGATATTGCCTCTTGTATCTTTTTCTTATCCATTTCCTCCGCATCGCCTTCAAGTATGTATCTTGCACCAACAAATCCCTCTATATATGCATCTATAAGTGTGTCCTCAAACCACTTAATATCTAGCGTGTTAAATCTTTCAATAGATATGATATTTAACTCGTCAAACTTGTTGAGGTATCTTTGTTTGATTTCGTTGTTCATTTTGTTCCTTTTCTATTTTTTCGGCTTGTTGCTTGATATTTTGTTGCTCGTCTTGTTGTATTTGCCCATTTTGTTGCATTTGTTCAGGTTGTTGGTTGCTCCATTTTTGTTCAATGTACTCTTTGGATAACTCTATATCGTTAAGTGCATCGTTAGATAATCCACTTCTCTCAAACGCAAGTGCTGGTGCAAATCCTAATTCTTTCATACCTTGTGCGACTTGTACTTTTGCTAACAAGTTTGTCATATCGGTTCTTGGGAAACATAATTCAAAGTCGCTTGCATCCAATTTGAATTGAACTGTCTTTTCAAGTATTGTTAAAAATACTTTATCAAACAATTTATTGCTTTCCTTGAATAAATCTTCCGTGTTTCTACAATCCGTATCGGCACTTGCCCAACCACTTCTTAAATAAACTGCACCAACATTATCACTTGTTGAACCTGCATCCCTATTTGAAGAAGGAACGCCACATTTTTCTAACATTTGTGTATATAAATCGTCTAATGTTGTTTGTGTTTGTGTTTGGTCTAATGTGCTTTCTAAAATCTTGAAATCCGCTTTTGCATTTTCGTTTAATGATTTAAGCACTATCATACCCGCTTGTCTAATCTTGTTTGCGGTTGTACCTTCCTCAAAGTTGCAGTTGTATGCAATACAAAGTTGTTGAACGGCTAACTCTACGCCATCCGCTCTATTACTTTCAATGTTATTTATTTCGTCCATAATAGATATGGCACTTTCAAAGGCACTCATTCTATTATCGTTGTATTGATATTCAATAATAGGTATTAAACCTATCATATTCTTTTCTACTTTTGTTAGTTCGCTTGCACTATAACCTGTAATTCTATTTTCTTCGCCACTAACTTGATAAATCATACCGCCTTTAATTGTAAATATGTTATTTTCGGTGTAAACGCTATAATAAATAACTTTATTTACAACAACCATATTTACGGCAAATATTGGCTTATTTCCTGCGTTATAAGAATAGACAACATAAGCATTGCGGGGGTCTAACGCATATACTTTTACAGGACATTCCTTGCTTGTTTTCTCGTCTTTATTAGGTTCAAGATAACATACGCCTAACCCAACTGTATGAAACCAATTTACTATCTTATTATCCGCTTGATGTTTTCCGCTTAAATATAAATATTCGTTTAATGTGTTTACCTTTTTCGCTTTTGCGTCTTTTCTTGCTTTATAAAATGCAGGTTTTGTTAAAAAATATCCGTTCTTAAATACTACTACTTGATTTGCATTGTTTACAATGACTTTATTGCATATTTCAGGTCTAACTTCTTTCTTTCTATCTAAAATTGGTTGTTTTCCACGTCTATACCAATATAAATAATCTTCTTCGTCTAGGTTTTCAAAGTGTTTGCTTAATGTATCGTTTAAGATGGCGACAACATTGTCTTTTGTTATGTTTTCCTCTATTGTAAATATTTTTCTTCTACCAAATAAATCCCTAGACATATCTTAACCCTTTATTTATTTTCATTGAATTGAAATACTTTATCTTTTCTACTTTTGATTAGAACTTTCCTGTCAATACATACTACCACCACGTTTGGTGTCGTATATCCTTCGTTCTTAATCTCCACTATCCTATTATCGTTAAGTGCCTTATTTACTTTATCTATAACTTCGGGCATTTTACTAATATCAATCACTTCTCTCTCCCCATAACAACACAAAAAGTGCTAATTATGCTTATACATTCTAACCTAATTTTTAATTTACACTATATATTGGGGGCTTGTCAATAGAAAAATACTAAATATTTAGAAAAATCTTCTAACTATTTCAACTTTGTTAGTATTAAAACTCTCAACATAGACCGCAAGTTGCGAAAATGCATCAGGTACGTCATCGTGTTTATTCTTTCCAGCCATCGTATAACTGCATAACATATCAACCGCTTTTCTATACTCTTTATCGCCATTTAATACACTATCGTCCTTAAATAAGCATCTTTCTTTAACCCAACCCGAATTGACTATAATTTTTGTTTCTTTATTTTGAGTTGTGTATTTTGTGTTTATCTTACAAGTACCGCCGAGTTCTTTTACCCCATTTTGTACCTTTTCCGCTATCTTTCCGCCAGCAACATTGCTTTCAAACCTTGCTACTTGAACTTTTTGCTCTACCAATGTAAGAATAAGCCTTGCCTCAACAACTTCGGGGTTGCTATTATCGCATAAAATCTTCTCAATATAGTAATCTTGCCCATATTGATAAGCAATAGGCATACAACAGTAGTCGCTACCTGTTGTTTTTGTATCACAAACCGCAATAATTGCGTCAGGTTTTCCGTCAGGTAGTTCAAAGTATCGTCTTAACTCGTTTTTCTCGTATAATAAGCCCTCTCTTTCAATAGGAATATTCATATAAAGTGCTTTCCAACTTGCATCGTCCATAATTTCCATTTGTTGCTTGTAAAACTCGGTTGTAAAACCTAAACCAAACGGATAATCAAAGTTGCTTTCGCCATTTTCGTCAACGGCAGGAAATGAAAGAAAACAAGCCCTATCGTTATCTTCGTATTGCATTGCCAACCTTCCTATGACATCGTGGACGCTCCAACGTGTAGCAATATGCAACTCTTTACAATTACCAATTTTTCTTTGTCTTAAATCGGTGTAGTACATTTGCCATAATTTGTCTAATCTTTCCTTTGACATTGCGGTTTCTATACCATCTACAAGGTCATCGCAATATAATAACGTACCCGCTCTAACTTTACCAGCATTTCCGCTACCTATTGAAGAAAACTCCAAAGTTTCAAATCTTTTACTTGTACCTATATCCAAACGCATATCTTTTGCGTTTGTACTCGTAATTGTCAATCCTGTGAAAATATCAGCCCAAATATAGTCGCCATCACTTCTAATTATACGCAAACACTCGTTGTAAACCCCATTTAGGAAAGAATTATTATGTGAACCGCCTAAAATTGGCTCGTTTGGATACTTGCCCGCTAGCCAAGTCAAGAAGAATATGGCTAATGTTGTCTTACCAATGCCGGGCGGTGTTGAAATACACAATAAATCTAGTTTGTCGTCCGCCAAATCTTGTAATTTAGCCACTATTGGCAATAATTGCTTTCGTCTAGGCAAATAAAACTTTTTTGTCAACTCCCTGTTCCACTCCAAAGCAATACAATAGTCGTCAAACACCTCTTTTGCGGTTAAAATATAAGAAAACTTTAAGAAATTAACGTATTCTTGCATCGTATTGCCTTCTTGTATCTCTTTATTTAAGGCATTTCTATATTTTACAATGCTAGGGTAGGTTTTTTCTTTATTTGCTTTATATAAGTTTTGCAAGCAGTAATATGCTTGCCCATATTTTTTGTTTTCAAGGAATATTTTGTACGCCTTATTTAACTTTGAATAGTTAGTTTTACTTTCAGCCATTATTGTTTACTTTCAAACTCCCTTACGTATCTATAAAACGTGTTTGGTTTTAGTCCCAACTCTTTCATACAATATTTCGCTGTTACTTTACATAGTTTCCACTCTTTGTATAATGCTATAAACTTTTGTTCGTCAATTTCAATTCTTGGTCTGCCTTTTATCTTTCCGCTAGCGTATGCTCGCTCCATCCCATCCCTTTGACGTTGCATAATGTACTTTTTATCCAAATATTCCATTGAAAGAATAATGTTATAAAAGTTTTTATCCTCTCTTGTGTCAATTTTTTCTTTGAGTGAAACGAAATCTACGTTCTTTTCGTGTAAAGTTGACATAATTTTGATAAAATCCCTAACGTTTCTTGCAATTTTGTCTATTTGTTTAACAATAACCACGTCATTGTCTTGTAAATTGTCTAACATCAAGGTTAAAATAGGTCTTTTTGTTTCCGTGCTATGTACAGTTTCAATAAAAATCCTATTTACTCCCAATAATTTGACGGTTTCGCTCCTGTTATACTTTTTTTGCTCGCTTACTTTTATACTATCGTATCCTGTTTTCATTTTTTACCCTCATTTTATTATTTTACTATCTAAAACGGACTTGCAAATCGTATAAATTGCAAGCCCCATATCTTTTTTATCAACGAAATGTATTTTTAGGTTGTATTTTACCTCAAAAGTGTGCAAAGTAGCCCAAAAAGACTTTTCATTATATTGCGTATCGTAATTATGCTTTAATATATCCTTCCATCCGTTGCTACCAACCTCAACTAGCAAGTATTTATGCTCTATAAGTTGGCTACGTTTAAGTTCATAATGGAAGGTTTCGTCATTTATACTACTAGATAACTCCTCCAAAGAGTTTTTACGCTCTATAAACAACTCGTCAGTAAAGTAGGTATCAGCATTAAATCCCAAATCCGCACACTTTTTTATCTTAAAACAATAGTCGCCTGTTTTTAACGCCCTTGTTTCAAACTGAATATCTTTTTTTTCAAAGAAACTTGCAATGTGTTGGTTTTTCTTTTCGTTGCTAGTACCTACAATACATAAATGCTTTAATAGTTCTTTGTACTCACTTTGAGTATAATAGTATTTCATATCTTAAAATGGTATATCTTCGTCATTTACATTTATTGTGTCATCCGTAAAATCGCTATCTTTTTCAATTTCCTGCAATGAACTTTGCTTATCCTTCTTTTCAGTTGGCACTATATTTGCACTATCAACCCTAATATATGCCTTTTTTCTAATTTCGCCATCTTTTGTGAACTCGTCAAAGTACAATTTTCCTTGAATAATGATTAAATCACCCTTCTTTGCATACTTCTCTAAATATGTGGCTGTATTTCCAAATGCACTAAAATCTATGAAATCGGTTATATAATCGTTCTTTGCCTTGTCTTTGTACTCTCTTTGTACAGCAACACTACTCTTATATACTTTGAAATCGTCTTTTGTATATACATCGCCATCCCTTGTTATTCTTCCGCTTACTACTATGCTATTCATTTTTGCTACCTCCATATTTTTTTATTTTAATATATATTTATTATACATACTATTGCAATATGTGTCAATACTTATATATACTTTTAGTATACCCACCCTTTTTTTATTTTTAGAATATTTTTAGAAATCGCATTACTATATTATTATTTCCTATATAAGTGTTATCTTTATTTAAGTAATCTCTCTATATATTATATAGTAATATCTATATCTATTACTCTGTATTAGTCTTTACTTGTATAGTATCTTTACTTAAAAAGAAAATTATAGAATTCAAAGAAGAGAAAAAAGAAAAAAAGAATATATATATAGTAAGAAAAAAAAGAAAAATTAAGAAAGTTT